TGTTCAGGAAGCGCCGGATAATTTCTTCACACTGTTGGGTCGGCTCGTCGGAATGGGCGGATGGCTGTTAGGCTTAGTTCTGTTACTTCCAATGGTGATCGGGTGGATTATACCGGGGCCGCTACAGAAGGTGAAGAAGAAACGCTAGTAAGGGTAAAATGGCGGGATATTATACAGTATTCTGACTGGACTACCGCAGATAAAGTAGAGTGCCCGGTGATGGAGTCGGTTGGCTGGTTGGTGTCGCAAGATGAAGACACTGTAAAGATTGCCACCACTCTTGACCGGCATGACTCATTGGGCGAGCATGAGGGTGCTATGACTTACTACGGGATTCTTGCTTTTCCCTCTGGCTGCGTTCTTTCATGCGTTCCGCTGCATACTTCGATAGACTAATCCCTTCCCTCTTCTCAAACGCCTCTTCCCATAATGCTCCAGATGGTGCTACCTGACCGCGCCTTACCCAACAGTATCTTGCGAAGCACAGCCTGCGGTGTTCCTGATCGGCTTCCCACTTCTCCCTCCAATTACTGTAATCTCTCATCTAAATCTTTGATCTTCATAACATACATATCTCTATGCGTTGTAAATGCCGGTGGGTCTGGGTGACCCTTCGGCCAGAATGAAGACTCTTCAAAAAATTGTTCAGCGTTTTTATAACCGCAAAGCCAGATGTGTAGCAGATCACTATAATTCCCACCGCTATCCCTATCCGAATACTCCATGCTTAGAAAAGCATATATGTCCGGCTTTTGGTGTCGGGATGTCGCTGCTATGTTGACAGTGTAATTGGGTTGTGGTTGGACAGCGCGACGCTTAGTTTTAACCTCAATCTTTTGCCCCTCATAAATCAGGTCATAGTCCTTATGATCTAATAACTCTACGCCAAGATGTTTCGCCAGTGCTAATTCCCCCAGCCTGCCCGCGTGGTTACCCCTCCCTTTTGTAATTGAATTCTTAATTTCCCCAAGATCACTCGCCCACTGCGATGCTTGGTCTATCATTTTCTGATTGAACTTTAGTGATTGCATCTATAGCCTCTTCTATTGTGCATTTGAATAGTTCCGTGCCACAATCGGTGTGGCCTAACGTCCTAAGATTAAAGTGGTTCAATAGTGTGTGTATCGATTGCTCTGCCTTGTACGCCTCTCCGAACCAGAACTTATCCACCAACTCAGACCTACCAAATCTTCTAGCACTAGACATGATGTCAGGGATTCCGTTGGGAAAGGTCTTACCGATTTTGATTATGGATGGAATATCTGGATTACGAACAACGTATACCCAGCCTTCCGATACCGCCTCACCCACAACATTGGAAATTTCTCGCTTAGTCATTGGCGTTGATTGTCCGAATTCAGATTTTAACTTAGGTTTTATTTCTACTACATTTCTATCTAGTAGGGCAAAAATCTCGTCACGCTCTGCCTTAGTCATAGACCTAAATATATCCCGTGAGCCAACCAATTTTTGAGCGGCAGATATTCTGGCATTGTGGGGTTTCGAACGGTGATGCATACACTGGCGACACATTGGTTGAAGTCCATCACGACTGGATGTTCCAAACTCACCAACTGGAACCATGTGATCCGGGTATTTATCAGCACACTCCCAATGTCCCTTATGTCCGGTACACCTCTTAGTTTCGTTCACGCCTTTTCACCTCATTGATGATTGCTTGATCTCTTTCTTCGGGAGAGTCGAACGGCCCTTTGCAGCAGAGATAAGTCTTCTTGTCTGAAGAAAGGAGAAACCACAAAGAGCCATCCGGTTGTTTGTATCTTTCGCATCTGTGTATTCCGTCGTCAAGGTATCCGTGATTAAATGAGCCACCGCGATACCATGTGATCTTCACTTACGTTTCTTACTGAGAACCTTTAGCCTTCTTCGCAACCTTTGGGATGCTAGGAATGCATCAAAGTCTAATTCGAAATTCTCCGACTGGACACACTGAAATTTACCAGTCTTCTTGTCGCACCGCAAGATGTATGCGGAGTCCACTGGCCTACCCTCTATATCTTCTAAGGCTTTGGCATAGGCCGCCACCTGTAGATAATACTCAGGATACACAGCCTTGGAAGTCTTCCAATCTATCACAGAATACTCCCCATTGATGGTCGCCACAGCGTCCACCGTACCGGCATATTTATGGGTTCTATGGTAGACTTTTTGCTCTGCGGAGTGCCATTCCACATCATTCTCCGAAACCCATGATCTGAACGCCTCTATTGCCTTCTGAGCCTCTTTCTGCTGAGGCATAGGGGGTGGGTCGCCCCCCTCAAGTTTCCACCTTATAGCGCCTTCTACCCACGCATGGGTGACGGTGCCAATATTGATGGCTGAGGTTGAAGTATTTCTGTATGCGCCCTTTACTCCCTTGGAGAGAAAATCAATTCCCACACTTTTTGTGTGGTAATTATCCCGCTCAGTATCATAGAATAAATTCTTCGAGAGCCACTCGACTCCTTCTTTTAATGCCCAAGGAATTAAGCCGGGTTTGGAGATCACATCCATCGTTTGAGTGACGGATGTAATCAGCTCATCCTCTATCCTGTAGGAATGGAGTCGGTCATCAAACCCAAGCTCGATGACCTCCCCATCATGGTACTCAATTTTCAAAACGGAATGTTATCGCCTTCAACACTTCGATTGACATCACCGCTGGAAGCAGCACCGTTGTAAGGCCGTTGCAGCTGGCCTGAGAGATACTTCTTGCCACCCTTGGAGACATTCTCCCAAAGGGCAACTTTGATTTCCTCTCCGTTCCAGAGAGCCGTACCGGTTAAGTCCGGGCGTTTATCGTTCCCATCCTTATCGTTTGTAAATAACACTATCGTGTCAGGTTTCATGTCCATTATACGTTCCTCACGTTTTTGGAATGTTTAGGTAGACAGGATGTCATACCATTCTTTCTAGTCGAGCAGAAGCCTGCTGAGTTCTCCAGATTTCAATCTTGAGTTCAGCCTGCTTCAATTCCCAACGTAACTTCTCTTCATTAGATATCGCAGCAGCGATACCCTCATTTGCAACGGCAACAGCCGACTGCACCGCAACCCAATGCTCCTTATCCGCCACAGTCCTACCGACCGCTTGAGAGTATAGTAGGGAACGTTGAGTTTTCTTCCACTCCTGCGCTTGAAACGATAACGCTTTCGCAGTAGCGTACTGAGGAGCTGTCTCCTCAATTTTCTGTAATGCATCTTCAATTTCCTTTTCGCTTATCATTAAATAATATTAACCCGTCCTTAAACGCTCTGTCAAGCGTTTGCATAATAAAATAGGGTTGCCAGTTTAACAACTCTACATCTCCATTGTGAATATCAGTATGATGCTCATAACATAACGGCATCACAAAGTAATCACTAGCCTTAAATCCGGTGCCACCAGAAAATGGTGCAAACCTGCCTTTTAAGTGGTGAGCCACTATTGTATCATTCTCTATCTTACAGTCAGCACAAGGAAGGGTTGCCACCCAATCCAGATATTTCCGGCTCTCCACCCTTGGATTCTTTTCAAGTGTCATAAAATGGGAGCGTCCGGCCCTGCCAGTTCTTGCTTTGCCTTTATATCAGCCACAAGTTTGCCCAAAATATCTTTGACAGTTTCCGCTGCTAGTAGAGAAACGTCACCCTCTTCAATTACTATTCTCATTTCTACAGAACCAGTCCAGTTTGGCTCCTCTATTCTGCTAATTTTTATCATCATGCTTAGTGACAGATGCTATATGAGAAGCACCATATTCACCAACCTGTAACCTAGTAGCATAAGAACATCCCATTAGCATACCAACCAGCAACAACGTAATTAGAATTTTCATTTCACACCCTTCTCTTGTAAAATTTCATTGTATTCCTCCAGTAAAATATTAGCATACTCAATGATTTTATACAAATCCTCTACCGGAGTTCCCTTTTTTCTCCATCTACTTACATACTTTATTATATTTCCACTACAGAAGTCCATATCGTTAGCCAGTATGTATTGAATCGGAGTGATCTTCATGGTTGAATAATATGTTGGTTTCATGGTTTTCGGCGCGATGACAATCGGCTTCGGCTGTATCTGGTCTGTTTGTCGGCTTCTTTAATAACTTTAATGGCTAATGTAAGATTCCGGTCACACGAATTTAGGAATGCAACGGCGCACGTACCCATGTCATCCCATCCATCACAGACCTTGCCTCCATCCAGACTTGCGGCATACATTAAAGCCTGTTGCCCCTTATCTAAATCAAATATGTCTTTGGGAACCCCTTCTCTATTAAAACCGTTTGGGTTATCTTCTAATACATTGCTCATATTCCGCACACTCCCGATAAACATTGTTCTTCACTGTTGTCTTCAAACACCACACCCCGCTTACTGTGCGCCTCCTCATAAGGAACTGAGGTTATAGGCTGACCACCCCTACTACCATCAGGGTACAGGGTCAAACCTCTCAGTCCATGAGCGTACTTACGCACTATCTTTGCGAATTCATCCACACGATCTTGGCTCTCACCCCATGCGGGAAGGTTGATTGTTGAACTGATCGCATGATCTACATACTTCTGTAATTCAAACTGGAACTTAACCCTTCGCTCCATGTCAGCGGCTAGGTCAACAGCAGATTCTATATCGTCAGGATTAATGCCATCATTGATCAGGGATTCCGCTGTGCCATCAACAACAAACTGATATTTCCATCTGGTTCCGTCCGTAAGATATCTTCTGCGATACGCCACAGCATAAATCGGTTCCACCCCCGAAGTGGTTCCCGCTAGGATCGAAATTGACCCTGTCGGGGCAATTGCCCTGTATCCTTTAGGTCTATTGAGGAACAGTCTGTCACAGTGTTCATTTGCTGATTTTGTACTTTCTTGCTCATAAACCCTCATCCATTGTTTAAGTTCATCAGTGAACTCATACTTTGATCCGCGCTTTAATAGCCACTCATGCATACCCATAAGACCCAACCCAAGCCTGCTGTTCTGCTGACGCACCATCTCCACCTTCTTATAAGGTAGGTGCGCTCTGATTAATCCGCAGACGAGAAACTTAGAGGCCAAGTGTACTACACTCTTGAACTCTTCAATGCTTTCGATGTTGGCTAGGTTTACACTGCCTAAATTGCATACGTCACTGTCATCTTCTGATGTAATTTCTGTACAGGCGTTCCTAAGTGTTTCATTTTGTTGAGAACCAAAGTTAAATGAGAATCCCGGTTCACCGGTCATCAGAGCCTGCTTGCAGTTCTCCATGAAGATATCAGAATTACCACCATGTAACCATGCATCGTCGTAGTTCAGGCTGATGTTCATCATGTCTAATGGTGCAGCGTAGTTGAAGTTCAGACGTTTCAGATCGGAAACGGTGTACTCCTTTTGCTTACCAAGATACATATCTTGCCAGTTTTTAACATGAAGAAGGTCGAATGCATCTTCATGCTGCCAATTTAGGGAGCCATACAGGGCAGACCTCCGACTACCGCCCTGCATGACGTTCCTGCCGACCTCATTCAAGGTGAGCAGGAGAGGGATGGGGCCGGAGGCGACCCCACCTGTACGTCTTAATCGCCGTCCAGACGGACGACAAAGGGAGACATCAACGCCTATGCCACCACCGGTCATCAGGCAGGACATAGCCCGTTGTGTCAAAGCCGCCCACTCTTCTCTGGAATCTTCTTCCAAGCGGAGAAGGTAGCAGTTATTAAAGAATCTTGCATCGCGCCCTGCATACCAAAGGTATCGGCCACCGGGCATGAATTTGAATTCAGAGATGTACCGGGCTAACTGATCCCGGTCATCTTTCGCCATTAGGTTATTCTTCTGGCCGTCTACATCACCGCAAACGTAGTTTACGACGGTGTTGGCCCTGTCTTCCCAAGTTTCGTATGCGTTTGACGCATACTTTTGCTTGAATATATTTTGGCCTAGATCAGTCCTGAAGGCCATCAGAGTATTCCTTTCGCCATTGTTCTATCTCCTTTCCTTCTCTCTCTGCCATTAAAGCGTCATACCCTTCCGGTGTTGCCCATGAAGCAGGCTCACGGCTACTGTTGAATGCTGAGGGGTGATAGAGATAGCGCCCAATGCCCCAAGATACGGCTGCTCTTACGAGAGCCTTGCTCAAACCGCCTTTTGCTCCTTCAATTTTGGTATCGTCAGAGCCGTCAGACTTGGTTATTACATTGCCACCTACCTGACAGGTCAAGCGACAGACCACTCGTTCACCCATGTAGTCGAAGTTTGTAGCCCAACCCTCAACTCCGAATACCTGATCGAGTCTGTCCATAACATCTCTTGCGGTAATGTAAACCAGATCACCACTGCCGCCTTGACCTTTGCGCCACTTCAACTGAGACAACTTGAATGGGCGCTTGAGCGCCACCTCTACCTTCCTACTCATTAGTCTGTGCCCTCCTTACCTGTACCCTTCGGTAAATTCTCATCATCAATAAGTTCTTCATGGTAAGAACCGTCCTCTTCTTGCCATGCCCTGTACTTCCTCTCAACCCATTCACCTCTGGTGATGATAGCCGGTTTGTCAACCGTACCGGCCTCAAGCACACGCTGAGGAGAGAAGTGCTGCATACTTTTATACGGCTGTATCAGCTCTTCCAAAAGACTTCTGAATGGGTCATTACCTAACATCATACTTCTCATATTATCAAACCTCCTTACTGTTGTCAATTAATTCCATAAAATGATTTGCTTCGACAACCGCCAGTGGTTCCTTCCGATTTTTCTTAATAATAAGAAGGGGTTGGTACACACCGGAGTTGCACTCCGCCTGTTCGAACGCCTTCCAGACGTTCAGTGTTTCCTGATTCTTGCACTCCACCGAATACGGAAACATATTTCTAGCTTTCGCAGAGAGCATTATATCTTCACCGCCTGCCCCCATGCTACGGCTCTCCACATCGTCAGGATGTAGATTTAATGTATCAATTAAGCGTTGGCGAAACCACTTCTGTAGTTTTCGTCCTTTCGCTTTTGCCGATTGTGGGGTCATGTAATGCTACTCTATCTAGTTCACCCATTATACCACCTTTGGGCTTGGTTTCAATAGGAACACCGATTGCTCTTGGCAAGGTTTCTCTCTGGTAGTAATTCAGTGAGGCCATGCACAGTTGCAGATTAATTTCATGTTCGGCGTTGTCGTAATGCCGTGCCTTGCACAGGTCAAAATGTGCATCAGGCTCATGCGGATCAGGATTAAACGATCTACCGAACAGGATCACGTTGTCTGCCCTGTTGGTGATGTCGGCTGATCCGGCAATAGACCACTTATCTAGCTTGTCTGTGATCTTCTCACCCTTTTTTGCATGGGCAACCAAGATGACGTGAACGCCAAGATTTCTAGCACAATTCGCTAGTGCGTTGACTACGGACTTCTGTCCGTTCCAATCGTCTGAGGCCATGCTCATGGTCA